ATGATGTAAGCAATACGCGTGTCTGCTTTTGACTTTGATAAGGCACGAAGCTGATCTGCAAGATCGCCCATGATGTCTGGCTTCGATCCTTTATGTAAGTCACGGTCGATATCGAGGGCACGTACCCAGCCTTGCTCATCTGGATTATGATCAGACTTGCGAGCAGCGTGTCGGGTATCACCGACCCAGCCATCCGATGTGCGGTCACGATCTGGGAATGAGTCATCAAACTGTTCCCGAAGTTGGATCGCTGCCTTACTTAGCTGCGGCTTCATGGTGCAACAGGAATCTCCACTGCATCCGCGATACCACCCTGTGCAGGTAGATCACGTAATGCTTGACGATAAGCAGCCCAAGCCACCTTGTCAGTTGGTGCATCTGTGTGCATTGTCCAATCGGATGCAGCAAGTTGAGCATTACGCCATAGTTTAATTTGCTCCCATTTTTGCTCATTGGTTGCATCTGGATAAACTTCGTTAAATGTGAATGACATTATGCCTCCTCGTATGTTAAAGCAACAATTAATTTATCGCCTGATCCCCAAGTGAATGGTACCGTGCTTGATGTAGCTGTAAGTGAAACATAGGTAGTCGTTGCATTTGGAGCTCTTAAATAAAGGGCTGATCCAGACTGTTCATAAACGCCATTAAATAGTTGAACGCCTGAATCTTCATAGAAAATGTTTGCGTTAATAGCACCATTTGCAGTTGTTGGTGAAGAAACAATGAAATTACCAGTTACAGATGATGTGGATCCAAGGGTTGCAATAAATCGTGCGTGTACTAATTTGCCAATTTTGACATAACTTCCTGCAATAGTTCCATTACCGATTGTCAAACTAGTGATAGTTGGTGTCCATGAAGTAGATGCCCCTGTCCATGTGAAATTCATGTCAGTATTTGATGTCTTAGAAAGAACCTGACCTGTTGTCCCACCTTTAAGTTCTGCCATTGAAGCGTCAATAGAATCGCCTAGTGTTTCAATGGCTACTGCGCCATTTTTTACAAGGTCACTGGATGTCGGTACGCTCCAGCCAAAATTGGGTGTTGTAGTTGCCATTAGGTTAGTGCTCCAGTCGCGTTAGTCCAAGTAAGTGTACCATTTACGCCTGTCCAAATAAGTGAGGCAGGTGTAACTGTTTCCCATTGTGTAGTTGATAGTGAGAAGTCTGTAGCTGAGACATAGAGAGTTATGTCCACGTATGTAGGTGTGGCATTAAGTGCCACGTTTTCAACAAAGCCATCAAAGGTGCCATCAAGCAGGTTGCTAGGCAGATTGTTAATAAGCACAGGCTGACCAAAGAATACGTTAATAAGACTGTCAAGCATTGCACTTGGCATGTCTGGATTATCTAGTCTAAAGCGGATTGCGCCTAATGAGCCTCTAGGATTCTTTCTAAGGTTTAACTCTCTAGAGGCGATATCAGTAATGTCTGCAAGGTTCTTGATGTTTGAGTCTCTGGATACCTCAAACAGCCCGTAGGAGGCTATAGAGTCGCTATCAGAGGTACTGTAGGTGGATGCATAACCGGCAGCGTACTTATAGATTAGGCTGTTACGGATACGGGCTACCTGAGTCTGAGAGGTAATACTGCTAGGAGTTGCATAAGATCCATCTAGGTTAGTAAAGCCATTAGCAGCCAAGTAAGTAGAGCGATGGTCTGCATCATCATAGGAGACATCGCCATCCTTCTCCTCATATATCTGACCTAGTGCGCTAGTGGCTATCTGATCTACTAGGGTCTGGCTCTTAGCAGTGGCACTAGCTGCAAGGTTTATCATCGTGTAGAAGCCAGGGTCAATAGTGCCGATGTAGGACTCAGCATCAGCCCATGTAACAGTTGCAGGATAAGTGTCCCATGTAACTGTTGGCGTGACTTCTGCCCATGTAAGGTTCAGGGCATTGCCTAAGATAGTTGCTATCTGTGTGCCATCTAAGCCTTCTGCAAGTGCTGTGTTATAGACAGCCTTAGTGAGTTTAGCCAGTGCGCCTATGCCTAGGATTGTGCCAGTAGTGACGTAGCCTGATTCTTCTGGGCTTCTAACTCCAATACTAAAGTCTGATACTTCTCCACCAAACACAGTGACATAAGTACCGGTGGAGTTTTTTAGTTCTAGAAGGATTGGCTCAGTGACGTTGATAGTAAAGGGTGAGTTATCTGCATTGACTATTTGGACTTGACAATATCCAGCAGTAGGCTGGCGATCTATGTCTAAGCGACCAGATGCAAAGGAAACAGAGGTGACAGTTGTATAGACATCATCACCTACTGTTACTCGCCATTCTGGAAGCCATGTCATTGTTAAGCGACTCTCAGCGTTCCACGATCTCTAGCATCCTGAAGCACTTGGTCAATAGCCTCAGCGATAGCGTTTGGATCACCAATGCCAGTGTTTACAATGATTGTGTTACCACCGCCGCCCATAGCAGACCCCGGAAAGCCGCTAGAAGCATAGTTGCCTGCTGTAGAGGAATAGCCTCCACCACCGACTATAGGAACAAAACTGCCAGCAGCTAGTGCATCAAGAAGTGAAGGAGTGCCTGTTCCTGTTGCAGTGCCTGCTACGGCTGAGGTGCTAGTGGCTGTGCCACCATTAATCTTTCCTAACAAAGCAATAGCAGCATCAAGATTGGCTAGGTTAATTAAATCCTTTGGAAGGATTGAGTCAAGGATGGATTTGATGTCTCTTAGTTTCAGATCCTGATTAGTGAGCACACCAAGTATCTTTAAGTCTGCATTGAGTTTAGCCGTTGCATTATTTATGGCATTAACATCTTTGGAGGCAATAGCATCTTCTAGATCCAGAATAGACTGCTTAACCTCAAGGCGAGCAAGGTCGTTAGTAATCTGTAGCAGTTGTGCTTGACTAGTCACCTTGCCCAGTTGCTCGGCTGCATTCTTCTCAGCTGCCGCTAACTGGATCTTCTCTATATCAAAGACGTTAGATCCCTTGCCAAGGGCTAGGTTAGCCTTGTCAATGGCTGCCTTTAACTGCTTTGCTTTAAGTTGCTTCAATTCTTCTGCTGTGAGTTTCTTGCTAGTTCCAAGAGTCGCAGCAGTGTATCTAAACTCTAATTCTGCAAGGTGAGCAAGCCCATTCATAGCGCGAGCAGCTGCGGCTTCTTGCTTCTTTCTTTCAGCCGCACCGATCTTGCTTAAGATACCTAAGCCAGTTGCTTGCATTGCAAACTTGAGTCCGGGCAAATTAACTGCTGCTGGGATGCTCTTTAATGCTTCTAGTAATACGCCTACGCCTCTAATGGCATCGGCAGTAAATAAAGCAAAGTCCTCCATGCCCTTAGCAAGATCATCGACTGTAGTATCTTCGCTTAGACCCTTAAGCGCATCTATGATGCCTTTACCGATAATTTCCTGAACGTTATTAGATGCAACGGATAACTTGTCCATCGACCCTTGGAAGGTATTGGCAGACTGTGTAGCAGCCCCAGCAAAGGTTGTGGAGAGTTGATTCATTACTTCATCAAAAGACTTAGCCTTGAGATCAGCCTTGGAGATGCCTACGCCTAATTTACCTAGTGCTGTGTTATTCCCTAAATATGCTTTGGAAATTGCGCTTGTTACGGAGGCTAAATCTCGTCCTGTGGACGCACTAATATCTAGAGCGATCTGTAATAACTTCTGGCTATGAGCTGTGTTGCCTGTTGCTACGGCTAACTGCTGATAGGCAGGGCGCAGCTTGTCATCGACTACACCGAACTCCGATTGAAGTCTCTGGATGAAATCTTCTGAGGCTGCTGCATCTCTACCAAGCCCGACATTCTTAAGAGCCAGTGCTAGTTGCTTTTGTGCTTTTTCATCAGCTGCGGCTGCTTTAACTGAAGCCTTACCAAAGGCTAATACTTGCTGAACGCTGAAAGCCACACCAAGAGTCTTAGCAACATTCTTTATGCCTTTGGTTAATTTATCGGCAGAAGTCTCGGCTTGCTTAAAGGCATTCTTACCGGTGAATTCTGCTGCAATGTCAATGACTATATTTGCCATGATTAACCTCTCGCCTTGGCTGTTGCGTTAAGTTTATCGGCTGCTGTTTTAATAGCATTAAGGACTGACTCTCTAGCCTTGCCTTGGTTTTCTTCATAGGCACGATACAGGGCGCGACCTTCCATCTTGCCATCGCCCTTCAT